AGAATTTAATATCTTCATATTCACCAGGTCTAGGTTCGCTCTGGCGTTCTTCAAATGGTTTCTTTTCATAGCATTGAAACCAACCGTCATAGTCTTTTGAAACGGGCATCGAATCCATTTTGACCGTGAACTGAAATTTTGTTAAATCAATTCCATCTGGACATTCAACACGCAATGTTCCATGTGCTGCCCAAAAAGTTTTTTCTTCACCATTAGCGGTTTTGTAAGTGCGGGCGGGAAATTTTAAATCGTAGGTTTTTTTCATTTTGAATCAATAATTTTGTTAAGTTGTTGGACCTGGACATCGACTTCGGCTAGAAATTTCACAATCTCCGCTTCGATCTCTGCGATGTATTTATCGTCACGGTCTACCCGTTTGACAAACAATTGCGCTTTAGGCGGCATTCGGGGATCAAATACCACATACTGGCAATATTTACGGTCAGCACAGGCCATTTGGAACTGCATTTGCGCCAGGTAGCGCTGCGGGACTTTTTGAGTTAGTAGAGTTTCGACCATTCCCTTCGACTCAGGGCATTTGATTTCGATCATGCCTTCGCCATCGTCCAGAAGGCCATCAGGGGACGCGCCAGCCATCTCAATTAATGGGTGTGGCATGAACCCTACTTCCTGGACCATTTGGCCCGTGGTGGCTTCGAAAAGACCGCGGGCAAATGGTTCTTGGTCAATACCCCATTGCATGGCGGAGCTGGTAAACCCTTCGGCCTTGGTTTTTGTAATACGTTCCAGCACCAGCTGCGTCATGTAGGTGTCGCGGGTGGCTGCATAACCAGTTTTGGTTTTGGCGATTACATCTGCCACGCGGGATGCGGTTACTTTGCCCAGGCGGGCTGCAAACCATTCTTCGGTGCGTTGTTCAATTTCGTTCATTCTGATCTCTCTTTCATCATTGCATCTGCTATTAAATAAGAAATATTGGCAACGTGTTCATTGCTGTATTCGCCCACGATCTCAGCTGTTAATAAGCCCGTCATGGCTTTGGCTGCAAAGTAATCACGCAAGGTCATGCCTTCTTGTGCAAACTGCGATGTGCCGCTATATGGTCTTGGAAATGCTGGTGGGTTATCCATTTGCTTTTTCCTTTTTTGCACGTTCAACACGGGATTTCTTGGCAGCCATAACTTTGGCTTGCCAGGCTTGGTCGCCGTTGCAAGCTTCAAACGCTGCCTGGAATGCTTCGGTTAACTCTTCGCTATTGCTGGTGGCATCGATCGCAGCCAGGTGGTCCGTCATTGCTTTGTCGTTTGCTTTGCTGGCTGGCTTCTTGGATGCAGCGTTGCCGTCGTCATCTTCGGGAGCAATGCCACAGGCTGCCATAAGGCTATAACGGCGGGCATAGGTCAACGCGCTAGCGTAGCCCTGGGGATCGTGTTTGACCGCGGGGAAGTGGACGATTCCAGTTTCCAGCATTTCGCCAGATTCGTGGACAAACACGGTTTCGACCATTACGCCATCGGTGCAATCGTAATTCTTCTGCAGCAAGTAAATGCCGTTATTGTTTAATGCGTCCATAACCGCTTCAACGCAAGCGGATAGGTCAGCGTAGCGGCTGCGGAAATGCGGGTTCGTAGCGGTCTTTAAAGCTGGCCCAAAGGCCTTTTGTGCTTTGACCAAGGCGGTGGCAATGTTTTTCATGTGTGTTTCCTTAGTATGGATATTTAGGGCCGCAAGTAACTTCGACTATGGTTTCAACCGAATAGCCGCTAACCTTGCGTTTGGCATAGATCGGGATGGCCCGCAAGCCAGAGGTTTCGCATTGGCGCACCGCATCGATCACTTCGTTGCGTCCCATCATTTGGATTTTGGGATCAACAATTAGTTCCTGGTTAGGCGCGTTAAATTCCGACACAGGCGCTAACCTGGGTGAAGACGAACAACCAGCTGCAGCCAGCAAAAGTAAAAAGATAAATTTATTCATGTTAGTTTCCAGTTATAAAAAGGGCAAAGATCAGGCCAGCGACAAAGCCGCTTAACCACAGAATTACCAGGTCCGCCCTGGTCGGGCGTGTTGGCGTGTAAGGGCCTTGGATGGCGTTTTGGGTGTAGTTATCAAGCTTCATAAAATGACTCCAGTTTTTTGGTAATAACGATCCAGGGCTGCATCAAGTTTTTGTTCTTCCATCTCAACGCGGCAAGCGATTTCATATTGGCGCTCAAAGTCCTGGATAACGCTGTCGCGCAGCATCTCCGTTACTAATTGACCGCCAACATAAGCAAACAGCAAGTTATAGCTGCAAGGTTCGAAGAAGCAATCGACTTTGGTGAAGTCGTAATTGCAAGTAAAACGATCCAGGTCGGTGTGTTCTAGTGCGTAGTCCATATTGATCCCTAGCGAGTTATATACAACAAGCTGCCGTTTGCAATTGCTTGGTCACGGGCGGGATAATTAAACATCTGGACAACATAATTGTCTTCATCACTCACAACCATGTAGTTGCGGTATTGCATTTCGGAAATGCTTTTTTGTTTTAGGCGTTCTGCTTCGCCTATGGCTTTATTAAGAAAAAACCAACTGTTAGTAATATTCATTTCAATTGTCCTAAAAAAGTTAAAGGGGATGGGGCTTGCGCCCCGTGAATGGGAAATTATTTCCAAACTGAATAAGGTTCGCCGCCAGACAATGCAATGTCATAAGCGGAAACAATGGCTGGGGGTGTTGTGCGACAAAAAGCGCCAGCGCCCTGGTCGAAGAAATCTTCGCGTAATGTGTCAAGGCGTTTGCCGCCGACTTCTACTAAATTAAAACCAGCTGCAATGGTTAACACGTTAATTGGTGTGTTGCGACCGTATGTAAAAGCTATCATTTGAATTTCCTTTTAAAAGACCCTATGCAAAATTGCTGGGGCATGAATGCATTGTAAAGCTAGCTTATCAATTATTTACTAGGTGGTTTCCCTAAGTTGTAAATAAAAAGCTGCGACTTCGGTTTTGATCTGGTCCAGTTTGGCGATCACCTGGGCTTGCTGGGCTTCCACAGCTGGTTTGGTAACGCGGCTGCAGTCGCTAACTGCCCAGGTCATGCTGTAGTCTTTACAAGCTGTGAAGTACCACATTTCGCCTTCTTTGCAGCTGCCGACCACGGTGGTGGTCATTAGGCCGTTGGAGCGTTTCATTGTGGTGATGGTGATGCGGGTTTCGCTATCGATCGGGAAAAAGTCCCAGGCCTTCCAACCGAAGGCGCTTTTTACTGCTTTGATTTCCATGATTAATCCTTTAAAAGTTGAGTAAAACGGGCTTCAATTTGGTCTATTAAATTGTTGTTTGGTAAGTCGTTTAAGCTGATACCAAAGTTGGAAACAATTTCATAATCTACAAACAAATATTTTTCGGTAGTGGCTGCCCATTCCTGGGCTTGCACTTTGGTTAAGCTGTCAATAATGGTTTTAACGTTTGTCATGTTGTCCCCCTTATGCTGCTAATCTGCCAACTGCACCGTAACCATAACCATCGTCACCCAGGAAACCCACGCGGGCTAGCGTGGCGCTGGGACTGCTGGCGCAAAGGCTAACTTCTGACACCTGGTTCATGATGCGGCGGTTAACTTCGTAATCCAGGCGGTCGGCGATGTAAGCGCTGTAGCCAGCTGGGGCTGCAATCTGCGGCATTGCGTAACCGAAGTAAACGCAAGCTGCAGCAACTTGGGTGGTTAAGAAGTCAGCAGAAAATTCGCGGTTGATGAAAATGAAGTCAGCACCGAAGCGCACTTCCTGACCGTCCAGGCTGCCGTAATTGCTGCCCTTGTAATCGGTCATGCCATCAAAGTAAGAACCTTCAAACATACCAGCAACCAATTTGACCTGGTCATACGTTGGGCCGTCCGTGTAGCGGATATTGATGGAAGCGCCGCCGCTGTAAACGCTGGACTTAACGCTAAACTTTACGCCTGGGAAAGATTCTTTAAGAGCTGCGCGAACCATTTTTGCGGTTTCGGCACATGAGAGGTATTGACGATTTGACATTTTGATTTCCTTTTAAAGACCCCGTGCAATTCGCTAGGGCATAGACGAATATTAAGCTAGCTAAATAATAATTGCAACAAGTATTTATAAAGCCCCCTTAACTTTGTAGGGTATTGACAAAATAAGCCAACTAAATTAATATGCGAATATGACAAAAGAACAAGCAATCGAAAAAGCTGGTTCTGCCAGGAAGCTGGCGGAGCTGCTAGGCATTACAACTGCAGCCATTAGCCAATGGAAGAACGTTCCCCAGGCTAGGGTTTGGCAGCTGCGAGTGCTGCATCCAAAATGGTTCAAGTAGAATAATTTTTGAACAGGGCTAGATGCGAAGTCATGAGCGCATCGAAAGGGGTTACACCTTCCCCCCGCCCTAGTTCTCTTTTTAAAGGTGGGAAAAAGGTTTGCCAATGCATTACTACCAATTCAACATCGGTGACTATCAAAGTCACACCGCACATTTATCCGACATTGAAGACTTAATTTATCGGCGTTTGCTTGATTGGTACTATCTTCATGAAATCCCGATACCGCTAGATTTAATTGAAATATCCAGGCAAATTCGTATGCGATCGCATAGCGATTCCATTGCGTTGGTTTTGCAAGAGTATTTCGAATGCACAGAAGATGGTTGGATTCATCACAGGGCCGACAAGGAAATTGCCAGGGCTGGAGATAAATCTAGTAAGGCAAGCGAAAGCGCCAAAGCCCGATGGAATAAGGCTAAAGATGCGAACGCATTGCAAGCGCAATCCGAAGGCAATGCTACACAAGACACATTACACATAACCAATAACCCAATACCCAATATTAAAGAAGGTAAACCTTCTTTGTCTGGAACTACGTTCCCGCCTTGTCCACATTCCGAATTATTAAAACTTTGGGAAAAGAATTTGCCACACTTAACCCAGCCAAGAACTTGGGAAGGCAACCGCCAGGCCAATATGCGGCAGCGCTGGGTTCAAGCTGGTAAACCATCGGCCTATTCCCCCGAAGGCTACAAAACCACGGAAACGGGATTGAAGTGGTGGGATTCGTTTTTTGGTTACATAGCCAACGACACCAGCCTGGCAAACGGGTTTGAAACAAAAGGGCGAACGTGGCGGCCCGACCTGGAATGGATTGTCAATGCCACTAATTTTCAAAAAATCATCGATGGAAAGTACGCCAAATGACATTTGCTAAACCTGAGAAAAAACAAGAATCCAGCATGGATGAAATGCAGCGCCTTATGTGTTCCGTGCCAGGCTGCAATAAACGTTGGACGGTCCATATAAGCGGCGACCGCCCCAAATGCTCACATCACCAATGGTCGGGGGAAAAGCCCAGCCGCAACCCAGCAGCCCTATTGCCAAAAGAACCCAAGACCGTGGCGCAATGGTATGACGATAAAGAAGATTTTTAAATGAACTACCAAACCGCAAACTTAATCCTGGACCGCGTGGTTGATGGCGAAAGCTATCCGCTTAACATTGTTAACAAAGCTTTAGAAATGACTGGGGATTTGGATGGATTACATGAGGGACTGCGAAGCCAGGGAATGGATTACGCGATACCGCAAAAAGACGCGGGAAACGGGCAAGGGCGAAGCGATGAATTGGTGGGCTAAAACCTTGTTGGACATTGCCAAAAAACGCGGACAAGCTGCAGCCGACCAGCTGCGCGACAACATGAACAGGCTAAAAAATGTTAATCGTCAATTTTGAAGTGCCAGGCGACCCCGTCCCCAAGGGCCGCCCCAGGTTTGCCAGGCGTGGGACGTTTGTCCAAACCTACACCGATTCCAAAACAATCGAATACGAAACCCGTGTGGCGACCAAAGCACGGATGGCAATTGGCAGCTCAGAACCGTTAAAAGGCCATTTAACCGTGTTTTTATATCTTCGCTATGCCGTGCCAACGTCCTACTCCAAAAAACGCACAGAAGCTTGTTTAAACGGTTTGGAATTTCCAAAGCGCGTAGATTTGGATAATTGTTACAAAAGCATCACCGATGCAATGAACGGGATTGTTTATGCGGACGATAGCCAGATTGTTGAAGCTCACATTTTGAAGTGTTACGCGCTAGAACCAGGCGCAAACGTAATGATTCACGAACACACATGATTATTCAGCTGCACAACCCACAGCAAGCCGCGGTGGTGATGAAGGAAATCTGGCCCAAGGTAAAAGAAGGGCTGCAAGCTGGGCGGCGTATGCGCCTGGAGATCAAACAAGCCAGGCGCAGCAGCGACCAAAACGATATGTTTCACGCGCTGATCCACAAAGTCGCAGCTGAGATGAAAAAGGTTGGATCGACCTGGTCCGCGGACGATTGGAAAAGGCTGCTAATCGACCAATGGGCACATGAGACAAACCGCAAGCTGGGCAAGATCGCCCCCAGCCTGGACGGTGAACGGGTGGTGCAGCTGGGAATGCAAAGCCACAAATTTACGGTGGAAGAGGGATCAGAATTTATTGAATGGCTGCTAGCTTGGATGGCACAAAAGGGAATCGAACATGAAAAAGAAGTGCAAGCGGAAAATTTGGTCAACCACGATTAACCCAATAACCCACGCAATTTCTGGCGCTAGGGTTACAGAGGACCGTTTGTTAGACAAGCTGCGTATGCGGGAGCTGAGCGCGTTTGATTCGATGGTCAAGGGCTGGGGCACGGTTGAAGATTGGCGGGTGCTAGTGGACATGATGAACATTGCCGAAATGATGGGCAAAAGCGGCATAGGTCCAGAAGTGTTGCCCTACTGCGAAGATGGCTGCCAGGCTATGACGGAAGCAGCGCTGCGCTACCAGAAGTCCATGAAGATGGGTTTGTCAGGCGTGGGGATTAATGCTTTGCGGGAAATTTGCGCCTACCATGACTTGCAGCGAACCAGCGTATCCAGGTCGGTTTACGAAACTATGATTACCAAGACAGCCAACTATTTACGCAGCAAAGGAAAAGATGTGGTCGAAATCAAATAGTGATATAGTGCAAACATGAACCATGAAGTAGCTGAATTTGTCGCCACTTTGCTGCATTCCAGCACGGTAACGCATTTTATGCATTGGGCTACTGAATCGTTTTCCAAGCATAAAGCTTTAAGGAAATACTATGGACAAATTATTGACCTGGTTGACCAGTTCGCAGAAGCGTATATGGGCAGCTATGAACAGCTTAAAAAATTCCCTGACGAATTTCATACGGAAAAAGACCCAGTAAAGTATTTGACCAGCATGAAGCAATTTGTCCTGGAAGCCCGCAAGGAGCTACCCCAGGATACCGAATTACAAAATATTGTTGATGAAATCGCAGATTTGATTAACACTACTTTGTATAAACTCCGTTACTTAGACTAAGGAAAAATCATGGCAAATTTGATGAAGAACGAACCCAAAGGCTACGGCGCTAGCGTATCAATGTCAGGCAACGCTAAAGCTAGCGATGCATCTGGCGAACGTGGCAGCGCAATGAAAAACATTCCTAACGCAATGACCAATAAAATGGGCGCGGATAAGAAGTTCGATGGCGGTAAATCCAGCGGTATTTGCTACTCGCACGACCGTAAAAGCTGCCAATAATGGCTAATCCCCTAACCGCAATGATGGCGGCGGGGCAACCACAGGCCGACCCTGGCATGAACAGGGTTTCGGCGTTTATGCCGCCAGCCCCGCAGCAGCCGCAAATGCATCCAGCGGACCAAGAATATTTCAATCGGATACAAACCCAATATCCGCAGCTGGTGGAAGAATACGCAGCACACCCAGAATCAAAGGGTGGGCGAGTTATTAACACCGATGTAGCGCGAGAAATGTCCCAGCACTATCGGGAAGACCGAACCAGGTCGGCGGACATTCACGAAGGTGCTAGTCACTTTATGAAGACCGTATATGCCGACAGACTCTCGCAGCCGACCCCCAAGGGCATGGATAACACGGTGGTATTTAGCGCGGGTGGAACTGGTGCGGGTAAGACCACGGCCCTGGACATATTGGAAAAAGTCGATCCAGCGCTTGCAAAAGCCGAAATGATCTACGACACCAACATGAACAAGTTTTCATCAGCGGACAAAAAGATACAGCAAGCTTTGGAAGCCAAACGTAAGGTCCGAATTGTTTACACCTACCGCGAACCATCGGATGCCCTGGAACATGGCGCATTATCACGGGCGCACAGGATGGAAAAGGAAAAGGGATCAGGTCGAACCGTCCCAATTGGTGAACATCTAAAAACCCACATGGGATCGCGCCAGGTGATCGAGCAGCTGCAGAAGAAATACGCCAAAAACCCACGGGTGAATATTCAAATTGTTGACAATTCGTTGGGTAAGGGCAACGCCAAGGCAAGCCAGCTTGACAAGTTACCTAAATTAGAAGAGAATGAAGTTAAAAGGAGGTTGTATGAGACTCTCGAAAGAGTACGTTCCAGCGGTATCGGCGGAACGGAGCGAATTAGTGATGCCATCTACAGAGGAACTAAAGGCGCTAACGCCCGCTGAACATCGGGAAATGCGGATGTTTGAAGCAGAAAACAAAGGCCTGGCTGAACGCCTGGCTGCTGGTTTGAACAAAGCCGTTATGCGCGAAGACATGGATGGGACTCGCGGTGTCTAGCTGCTCAACTTGTTTGTTCTTTAAGAACGCCCAAATTATGGGTAGCTGCCGCCGTTATCCGCAAATGTTAAACAAACACGAAAACGATTGGTGTGGTGAACACGTTCTAGCGCCTATGGCCCTGGTTCAAATGCCCGTGTACGACATAATGACCGACACGGTTGCCGAAGCCCCTAAACGCAAATACACAAGGAAAAAAGATGCTGCAGCCGTTGCGTGACCGCGTAGTGGTACGTCCCCAGGTAAGGACGCTATCCGAAATCATCGTGGTAAACAACAAAGAACCATTTAACGAAGGCACGATCATGGCGATCGGCCCAATGGTTTCAGAAGTAAAAGTCGGCGATTTTGTTAAATACGGAAACGGTGACTATTTGAATTGGCCTACTCACAACGTGGGCGGTCAAGACTACCAGGTAATTCAAGAAGCGGACATTTGTGCCGTAGTTGAAGCATAATCCACAAACCTAACTCTTTTAAGGATCACATCATGTCAAATTCACAAGCAATTGGCGCGGCATATCTTGACCAAGATATTATCGATGCCAATTATTCCCTAGTGAACAATATCACAGGGCAATTAGGTTACACAACTGGCAGCCCAACAACTTCTGGCGTTTCTGTTACTCAGGCAACCAGTAAATCAACAGGCGTTACGCTTAATGCCGCGGCTGGTCAAATTGTTACTAACAATGCGGCTTTAGCGGCTGGTGCAGAAGTGGCTTTTATAGTCACAAACAGCGCAGTTAGTGCATTAGATATTCCAGTTATTGCTCTTGCATCAGGCGCAACTACTGCTGGTACTTATCTATTGAGCATTGCAGCTGTAGCAGCTGGTTCTTTTACGGTTGTAATTTCTAATGCAAGTGCTGGTTCATTGTCTGAAGCTTTGACAATCAATTTTGGCATTATTCACGTTGCACAACTGTGAACGAAGCAGCCCTAAAAGCTAGGATTGAAACCCTAACCGCCCAGGCCCGTCAAATGGAGACAACACTCCAGGCGATCGGCGGGGCGATCCAGGACTGCCAATATTGGTTAACCCAACTGGAAGCCAAAGATGCCCCTGATCAAATCAATGACACCCAAAGCGCTGAAGGCTAATATCAAAAAAGAGATAGAAGCTGGCAAGCCGCCCAAACAAGCGGTGGCAATTGCCTATTCTGTAAAGCGGGAAGCTGTCAAGAAGCCAGCGAAAAAGAAATGACTAAGCACGACAAACCCATAGCTCACAAGACCACGGGAAAAGGTAAAACCTACAACCCAACGGACAAGGGCGCGGGTATGACTGCAAAGGGCAGAGCTGAATACAACGCCAAGAACGGCAGCCACTTAAAGCCGCCAGCACCTAATCCGAAGAGCAAAAAAGACGAAGGCCGCAAGGCCAGCTTTTGCGCCAGGATGGAAGGTGTAGTCAAAAACGCCAAAGGTCCAGCTGAACGGGCTAAAGCATCACTAAAGAACTGGAACTGCTAATGAAACCTGGACTCTATGCCAACATTCACAAAAAGCAGCAACGCATAGCCAACGAAAAGGCCGAAGGCAAGCCCGTAGAACGTATGCGTTCGCCTGGCAGCAAAGGCGCACCCACAGCTGCAGCATTTAAGCAATCTGCTAAGACAGCTAAGAAATGACAGACCCAATCGAAAAGCGCCCAGTAGGTCGCCCAAGCTTGTATGACCCCGCACTATGCGACCAGGTTATAGAGCTAGGCAACCAGGGTAAATCCATAGAACAAATAGCCGCAAAGCTAGGGGTTTCTACTAGGGTGCTATTCGATTGGAAAGACAGGCATCCAGAATTTATGCACGCCTTGGACCAGGCGAAGGAGCTAGAGCTTGATTGGTGGGAGAACATAGCCCAAAACATGATGGTCGAACACAAGGACGGATCGAAGCTAAACAGCTCTATCTGGTCCAGGTCGATGGCTGCACGATTCCCCAAGAAGTATCGGGAAAGCACCAAGACAGAAATCACAGGCGAGAACGGCGCACCGCTGCTGCAAGGCATCCAGGTCACATTTGTAAAGCCGAATGAATGACATAGTCAACCAGGCGATAGCTAAAGCGGAATTCCCAATTAAGCTTAAGGGCTTGTTTGAGAAAAGCCGCTATAAAGTCGCTTATGGTGGCAGAGGTGGTGCAAAAAGTTGGGGAATAGCCCGCGCTTTACTGATCAAAGGCGCTAAAGACCCAATGCGTATTCTTTGCGCCAGGGAATTCCAAACCAGCATTAAGGATTCAGTTCACAAGCTGCTATGCGACCAGATCGAAGCGCTTGGACTGCTGGGGTTCTATGAGATAACCCAGAACAGCATCCGCGGCAAGAACGGAACAGAGTTTTCCTTTGTAGGCCTACGCAACAACGTGGCAAACATTAAGAGTTACGAAGGTGTGGATATTGTGTGGGTGGAAGAAGCCCAGACAACTAGCCGCTTATCCTGGAACATCCTAATTCCTACCATCCGCAAACAAGGCAGCGAGATATGGATTAGCTTTAACCCAGAGCTAGAAACAGACGAAACATATCAGCGGTTTGTGCTGCAGCCGCCAAAGGACTGCATCCAAATAAAGATCAACTGGAGCGATAACCCCTGGTTTCCAGATACATTGATGCTGGAAAAGGACGCATTAAAGCAGCGCGACCTGGAAGCATACAACCAGGTATGGGAAGGCCTATGCCGCCAATCAGTCGATGGGGCGATATTTGCCAAGGAGCTGCAGCAAGCGGAACTGGACGGACGATTGACCAAAGTACCGTATGACGCAACCAAACCAGTTCATGCCGTGTTTGACCTGGGATGGGCCGACAGCACAGCCATTTGGTTTCTGCAGTTTGTGGGCATGGAAACCAGGCTAATCCGCTACATCGAAGACAGCCAGAAAACCATTAGCCATTACCTGGCGACTATGCAAACATTTGGTTATGTGTATGACAAAGTATGGCTTCCACACGATGCGGAGAATAAAACCCTGGCTGCAGCTGGTCGGTCCATTGATGACATAGTGCGGGCAGCTGGATACAAAACCCAGATATTGCCCCGTGTGCCAATCCTGGACTCAATCAACGCTGCCAGGACCATATTCCCCAGCTGCTACTTCGACCGCGATAATGCTGCCGAAGGGATTAATTGCTTACGCCACTATCGATATGAAGTCGATCCAGTATCGGGCCAGTTCAGCAGAACCCCGCTGCATGACCACTACTCGCACGGGGCGGACGCATTTAGATACATTGCGCTAATGATTAAAGAACCAGCTGCTAGGAAACCCAAGGCCCAGGTTGCAATGGTGGCTGGTTGGATGGGATAATTAATTAAAGAGGTACACCAATGGCACGAACAAACGAAGCTAAAGACGAACGCATCCAGAAGGCAATAGACTTTTGGCATTTGAGCAATGATGCGGACTCTATGAACCGCGCCGAAGCTTTGCAAGATATTAAGTTTGCAGCTGGCGACCAATGGCCCGTTGAGATACAGAACTCGCGCAACCTGGAAGCCCGCCCGTGCCTGACGATTAACAAGATCGATGCATATATCCGCCAAGTGACAAATCAGCAGCGTATGCAGCGCCCCAGGATCAAAGTGCAGCCAGTAAACAACCTGGCAGATTACAAGATCGCCCAAGTGATCGAAGGCATGACCAGGCACATAGAAGTTAATTCAAACGCTGATACAGCCTACGATACAGCCTTCGACTACGCGGTGCGGATGGGCTGGGGCTACTGGCGCATTAATACACGCTACGTCAGCGAAGATTCGTTCGACCAGGAAATATATATCGACACGATCGACAACCCGTTTACCGTTTACTTTGACCCTAATTCAATACTGCCAGACGGATCGGACGCTGAAAAGTGCCTGATCACGACCGTGATGGATAAGAAGATATTTAGGGAATATTACCCAGATGCGGACGATGGCGCTAACTTCACCCAGCGATCTACTGGTGACGATACCGCCAGCTGGATCACAAAAGAAGATATTCGCATAGCTGAATACTTCTACATTGAACGCGAACGCGCCAAGCTTTACCAGCTGAGCGATAACACGGTCCACTTTGCCGATTCTGCTAACTTCTTCGAAAAGGTCGAAGCAATGGGCTTAACCGTTGAAGACGAACGCGACACATTCCGCAAGGCAGTTAAGTGGTGCAAGATGACCGCCCTGGAAATCTTGGAAGAAAAAACCTGGGCTGGCAAATATATTCCCGTTGTGCCGTGCTACGGCGCACAAGTAATCGTGGACGACCGCCGCAAACGTTATGGCCTGGTACGGTTTGCTAAAGACCCGCAGCGGATGTATAACTTCTGGCGCACCAGCATGACCGAATCGGTTGCGCTAGCACCAAAGGCCAAGTGGCTGCTGGCAGAAGGCCAGGACGAAGGCCACGAAAACGAATGGGCATTGGCTAACATCAAATCTAGCCCCGTCCTACGCTACAAGCAAAAAGATATTGAAGGCGTGGCAGCGCCCGTGCCGCAAAGACTGCAGCCAGAACCGCCGCCCGCGGGCATTATGGAAGCAGCTGGCGCTATATCTGCCGATCTGCAAATGGTCCTGGGCATACTCGATCCGAACCAGCTGCCAACGGGCAACATATCTGGCAAGGCATTGGCTGGGCAGCAGAACCAGGTGGACTTATCCAATTTCCACTTCTACGACAACATGACCAGGTCAATCCGTCACACGGGCAAAATCATCCTGGACTTGATCCCGCATATTTACGACACAAACCGCGTGATGCGGATCATTGGATCGGACGGGCAGCCTGACATGACCACAATCAATGAGAAAACAGAAGTGGGCAAAGTGTTAAACGATGTGACGGTTGGCGAATACGATGTGGTTATGGATACTGGACCAGGATTCCAAACCAAGCGCCAGCAAGCCGTGGAAGCCATGATGCCGCTGCTAACAGGCAACGAGCAGCTATTCAATATTGCTGGCGACCTAGTGTTTAGGAACATGGATTTCCCTGGTGCGGACGTAATTGCGGACCGCCTGGCATCCATGAACCCAATGGCCCAGGTTGACGAAAAATCCGACATTCCGCCCCAGGTCCAAATGGAATTGGCAAACAACAAAAAGCAAATGCAAGAAATGCAGCAGCAGCTCCAGGCCGCGCAGCTGGAAATCAACAACCGCGGTCAGGTGGCACAGATACGCGAAGAAGGGGCAACCAAGCGCAAGCTTATGGAAGTCACCGCCAAGGCGCACAACACCGAAACAATGGCGGAAGTCAAAGTCAACGACCAAAACACCCGCGCTATTACCAGCCAGAACAAAACCGAAATCGATGCAATTGTGGAATTGTTGCTGCATCACATGGACACAAGCCGCCTAATGCGCGAGATCGACAAGCGCAACATGGAACAAGGGCAGTACGCAACAATTGCAGCGTCAGATATTGCAGAAGGCGCAAGCCCGTTCACGCAGCAGCAACCAGAACAAGCGCCAATGGAACAACAACCTATGCAATAAGCTTGACAAGTGAGTAATTTCGGGTAATATCGCCCAAAATCCTTACCCGTGGGATTCACGGGGCAAATTCTTTGAGGAAACTCAATGTCAGAAGTAGCAGAACGACTTGCAGCCAATGTGGTTACAAGTGAAAATTTAGCGGAATTTAACGCCAAACGAATGGGTTTAGCTGATCCATTACCTTCAGAAGCCGCGGCTGCCGTAGAGGAAACTCCAGCAGAACCGACCGAAGAGGTAAGCCAGAGTGAACCAAGTGGTGAAGATGAAGCGAAAGCAACGGAAGAACGCAAGCCAAATCCAAAATTGGAAAGGCGGTTTTCTCAGATAACTAAAGAGCGCGAATCAGCACGGGAAGAAGCCCGTAGGGAACGCGAACTAAGGGAATCTTTGGAAGTCCAGGTCAGGGAGCTACAAGCCAGGTCGCAGCCAAGCGCTGAACCGAAGTTTGATAGTGAACCAAAGCCAGAGCAGTTCACAGATATGTATGAGTACCAACAGGCTGCCATAGATTATCGTGTGGACCAGCGATTAGGGGAAGAAAAGCAGAAGATAGAAAACGCTAGAGCTGAAGCCGAACGCATGAAGGTGGTAAACACCTGGGCGAAACGGGTGGAAACAGCAAAGGCAGAGATTCCAGACTTTGAAGATATGGTCGGATCAGCAGACGTTGCAGTTAGCAATGAAGTGCGCGATGCGATCTTCGAATCAGAGGTTGGACCTCGCGTTTTATATCACCTGGCAGAAAATCCCGACCTCGCAGAAAAGCTCAACGGCATGACCATGACAGCCGCTTTGAGAATGATTGGTAAATTGGAAACGCAATTCGAGAAAAAACCCGAAGAGCTATTGTCGAAGACCGTTGTTAACAAAAGTAAAGCGCCAGCACCGATTAACCCTATCAGATCGGCAGCCAACGGGCGAGATGTGAACCTGACTAGCGATGGTCAATTCCACGGTTCGTATCAATCCTGGAAAGCAGCACGACTTGCTGGGCGAATCCGCTAGCGAAACAAACGCAACAATCCAACATTTGGAGAAACTTAAATGGCAAATAATTTACTAACGATCAGTATGATCACAAACGAAGCCTTAATGGTTTTGGAAAACGAGTTGACCTTCTCAGGCCAAGTCGATCGCAATTATGACGATCAATTTTCTGTCACTGGTGCGAAGATAGGCGCGACCCTCAATGTCCGCCGTCCTGGTAGGTTCGTAGGTACAACTGGCCCAGCATTGAACGTTGAAGACTTTAACGAGACTTCTGTTCCAGTAACACTTTCGACTCAGTTTCACGTCGACACCCAATTTACTAGCCAGGACCTGGCTTTGTCATTGGACGCATTTTCGGATCGCATTCTCAAACCCGCGGTGGCAGCAATTGCCAATAAGGTGGACTTTGACGGCCTGACAATGGCTAAGAACAACACCGCCAACATCGTTGGTACAGCTGGTACACCTCCAACTGGTCTTATTACATATTTGACCGCTGGTGCGTATCTTGATTCTGAAGGCGCACCACGCGATGGCCGCCGTTCATGCATCATCGAACCATTTACTTCTGCAACCATTGTTGACAGCTTAAAAGGTTTGTTCATGCCATCGGACAAAATCAGCGATCAATACACTAAAGGCATGATGGGCCGCGATTCCGCTGGGGTTTCATGGTACATGGACCAAAACGTTGTGGCACAAACATTCGGTTCGTACGCAACTGCGACCCTGGCTTGTGCAACCACTACCGCTACTGGTTTCTTGACCTCTGGCTGGGCTTCTACTTCGACTATTGCGTTAACTGCAACGACCGCCACTGCTGGTCTGAAACAAGGTGACGTAATCCAGATCGATGGCGTATACGCTGTTAACCCACAGAACCGCCAGGCCTACGGCAGCAACAAGCTCCGTAACTTTGTGGTGACAACTGCCGTGACCGTGGCAACTTCTGGCACTACAAACGTGACAGTTAGCCCCGCCGTGATCACAGCTGGTCAGTTCCAAAACGTGTCGATCCCGACTACTTCTGCAACCGCAGCAGTAACACCGTTTAATAAGACAGGAACAGTAAGTCCGCAGAATATTGTAATGCATAAGAATGCATTTTGCTTAGCTACGGCAGATTTAGAGCTTCCTGACGGAGTCCATTTTGCTGGACGCGCTAGTGATAAAGAACTAGGTTTGTCTTTGCGTGTAATACGCCAGTATACAATTAACAATGATAGTATTCCTACTCGCGTTGATGTGTTGTATGGCTGGGCCCCGCTTTACCCTGAGTTGGCTTGCCGCGTTGCAGCCTAAAGTTAATGGGGGCTAAACACCCCCGTTTCATTAAACATTTTTAAGGAAAACATATCATGGCTAATCCAGGACCAGCAAGTACCACAACGATTCACCCTTCGCAGCTATCCACGAACCAAGCGATCCGCCTTTTGGCCTACGCTAGCGCCGTGCCAGTTAGCCAAACGGGTGACGCAGCTGTAACGCTTCCAATCAATAACACTTCTTCATATAACGTGCAATTTGTAGCGATCACAAACGCTAACGTTGACGTTAGTGGTGGTGCATTGGCTATTTGGACCGCGCCAGCTGGAACAGGAACTGAGATTGTTACCAACGCTTCGTTGACTAGCAATACCAGCTCAACCTATGTGACCAACGCAACCGTAGTATCTGCAACAAAGGCTACACGTTTGACAGCTCAAACCTTGTACGTCAAGGTCGGAACTGCCGTTGCTGGTGGTACTGTAGACATCTTCGTTTACGGATACGATTTCAGCGAGTTTTAATCGTTGATTAAATAAGGGAAAGCCACTCTCAAAAGGGGTGGCTTTTTCCTTTTTGAAGCCTATAATTCAGACACAATTTTGAAGGATTGAACATGGTCAACACTTCCGTGATGCGATACAGCGGTC